ACAACTTATGAATCATGCTACAGACAGAGCGGAAAGAAGAGGTCAAATAAGAACTTTGCTAGGTAGACTTTGTCGTTTTAACAAATGGGAACCTAGTCAATTTGGTATCCATAAAGCATTGTCTCATGAAGAAGCACTCTTGGAACACGGACCAGGGATCAAGAGAGCTTTTACCTATAAAGCTCTTAATAAACTTATACAAGGATCTGCGGCTGATATGATAAAAAAAGCAATGTTAGATCTATACAAAGAAAATATAATACCTTTAATTCAAATTCATGATGAATTAAATATTTCTGTTGAAAATGAGAATCAGGCAAAAAAAGTGATTCAGATCATGGAAGAAGCTGTCCAACTTGAAGTGCCTAATAAAGTTGATTATGAATATGGAAAACATTGGGGGGCGATTGAGTAGAATTGAAGAGCTTTTATCCATAAGAAATGAAGATAATAAAATTGAAATTGACGCAGAAATATATATTATACTTATCTCAAAAATAGGAGGAAACTATGGAAATGATAAAAGAAGCAATTGAACACATGTGGAAAGATCACAGAAAAGTTGTGATCGGTGCAGGTGTTGTACTTGTGATTTTAATAATCGCAGCACTTTAAGGATTTTATGTTAAATGGCATATCTAAACGCAAACATACCCGTGATTTATGCGCAAATCAGAAGAGAGTTTCTCTATGACCTTACCGGACATGTGGGAGAAGTTGAAGACTGTATCATCTTTGGCATGGCATCGATTTCAGGCCGTGCAATACTCTTCCATGCAGTTATGGAAAATGGTGCTATCTTCTATCGTTTACCGATTAGCGCCTTTATCCAAAGAGGCTTTGATGTCAAAAAAGTTCCTAGGATGCGACTTGACGAGCTGGAGTTATGGAATTGTTTTAGTTATTATCCTGCTATTACTACTTACGATATTCTAGGTGGACAATCTGGGAAATTCATAGGAAAAGACAAAAATTGGTATCACGGTAGTTATCTTTTTACTATTGACTGGAGCCATCCAGAGAGTAATATAGTAGATACGGATCATTCCGAAATTCCGCACGAACATAAGTGCGCACACATACTTGCCTTGGAAAACGGCAATTATGCGGCTCAGCCAAATAATAGATTAATATGGAGTATTCCATCTTTCACTGTGAAAGATGAAGTTCCGAATTGGAAGGTGCAAACTAGTGATTGGACTGTTGAAAATAGTCGTAGATGGAGAACTGAAGACTCGGACAAATACTTCTATAATATTGAGGATAAACAGAATGATTAAAAAATTGTGGAAAAAGTACATAGAATGGCTTTTTAAAGATTTATATAAATAATTATGACCGATAGATTTTGTAAAAAATGTAATCACATGTGTCACTGTGTAGAAGCAGATCATTCAGATTGTACATGTGAAAACTGCGAATGTATGCAAAGAGAAGAAGACAAAACTTATGAAACGGGTAGTGTTGTTATTGATAGTACCCAAGACTGTGAGGCATGTGAATAAAATATATTTAGTATTAGCATTACTATTTGCATTAAGCGCCTGCTCGGTAGGCAAAAAATGTGTTGTTACCGATGAAGGCAATGTTGTATCTAGCTATGTGTGGTTCTTTAAAAACGGGAAGCCAGCTGAAATAGATAAAATGAATTGTTTCTAGGAGGAACAATGAAATACCTGTCTACTTTATTATTCCTGATACTATTGGTGTGTTCAACATCTGCCTATGCAGGTTCAACGCAAACCAATGTTTCTGGATCTAATACAGCGATTGAAGGTGGATACACCGGCGGTGCTACAACTTATGAATCAGGAAGCTCTAGCACTTCAACAACAAATAATACATCTAATTCAGATATAAGAAGTGCACCTCCTTCTGCGGGAGCCCCTTCATATAACTCAATGACACAAGACGTTTGCGCTGTAGGCGCATCAGCAGGTGTACAAACATTTGGTGTAGGTATATCTGGTGGAAAACATTTTATTGACAAAAATTGTGAACGACTTAAACTAGCTCGGATTTTAAACGACTTTGGGATGAAAGTAGGAGCTGTTGCAATATTGTGCCAAGACGAAAGAGTTTTTGAAGCTATGATTAACGCTGGTACACCTTGTCCTATTGATGGCCGTATTGGTAAAGAAGCTATGGCGTTATGGAAAAAATATGACTTTGAAAGACCTGATTATAAAGCGTACGTTAAACGTATGAAAAAAAGAGAAACAGTTAATCCTGTTATAGATACTA